ATATGGATTGGAACTCAAGAGCAGATGACGAAAATCAAAAAATTATCCTTTTAGGTACAATGTGGAGTAGATTTGACTTGCTTAATGTCATTCAACAAAGGGACGAAGTTAAAGGTAATTTAGTAATAGATGAGAAATATAAATATACTAAAAAGAATATAGACGGTACATCTATATATATAAGCGTACCTGCCCTAGATTATGATACAGACGAATCTACATGCCCTTTAAGATATTCAACAGAATTTTTTAGAGATAAAAGAGAAAAGGCTATTGACGGAGATTTATTTAATGCAGTTTACCAACAGAATCCAGTTGAGCCAGAAGAAATCGCATTTGGATATACTAGATTAAAAACTTACACCGCAAATAATTTCCCTAAACAGATTTTAGACGGAGATTATCAATGCAGAGCCATGATTGATCCAAACCGTAGAGCTTATGACTATTTTGTATTAGCAATTCTTAAACGTTATGAAATCAAACCTAAAGTATGGAGTAAATGGTATTTCGTGGACTGCATTTGTAGAAAGAAACAATTTAAGCAATTAAAGGAAGAAATTATAAAGAAAATCATTAGCAATAATGTAAGTTCTTTAGGAGTTGAAATAAATACATCTAACGAGTTGGGAGATACAATTAAGGATTTACTAAAGGCAAAAGATTATAAAAATATCAATATTGAAGAAGAATTTTCTGTTGATAGTAAGGAAGAAAAAATCAATGCCTACAAAGATGATATTTTAAACGAGATTATATTTCCTGCAAAAAATATGTTTGCTTCCAGTTCCGATATGGGTTGTGCTATGGACTGGCTTACAACTTATAATACAAATGGTAAAAATGAGCATGATGACGTTCCAGACTGTTTTTCTATGTTTATGAAACTAAACAATAATAATGAATCAATGAAAAATGAAACAAAGATTTTAAGCAAAAGTTTCCGTTTATAATATAAAATATTTATTAAAAGTATTGACTTTATTAAAAATAGTTTTTAAAATTATAATAGATAGTATTGAAAACTAGATGATGTAATATTTAATTTTAAGGAGGTTGTTTCAATGAGAAGGAGATTAACAGGAAGAAAGAAAATTACAATTCCCGTTTCCAGTAAAAATTTTAGAGAGAATCCTTTAAAGTATATTGAGCATTATTTAGGTAATTGTGTTTCGATAAATAATTCAAATTACAACGACGCAACTTTATTAAATAATTATTACAAAGGTTTACAAGATATTTTATCAAAGGAAAGATTAAACAAAGATACTGATAACAATAACCAAATTGTAGTAAATCACTTATTTAGACAAGTTGAATTTAAAAAAGGTTTCATGGTTGGAAATCCTATTAGTTATTCTTTAGGTGTATCTGATAAAACTTCCGAGAGTTTAACAATATTCCAAAAGTATTTAAAAGACAGTTTAAAGGCTAGTAAGGATATTGACAAATACGAAAACCTATACATTAGTGGTTTAGCATTACAATACATCATGCCTAAAACTACTGATTATGATAAAAAGTCGGAATCCCCATTTGAACTTTACAACATTGAAACAGGTAAAGCCTTTAAGGTATATTCTTCTGATGTTTCAAGTGATCCGTTGTTTGATGTAGTGGTTAGTGAAGAAATAGACGAAAATTTTGTAAAAAGAAAAGTTTATGATGTTTTCTATATTCCTGAAGAAGATAATCCAAAAGGATATTGCTTTTGTATCACATTAGATGATAAATACAAGAGGAAAAAAGATTCATTAGAAAAACAACCTATTAAATTCTTACCACTAATTGAATACTCACTTAATAAGAATAGAATGGGTATTGTTGAATTAGTAATTGCTATCCAAGACGGTTTAAATACAATTCAATCTAATCAAGTGGACGATATTGTAGATTTTGTAAATGCTTATTTAGTATTTGAAAATCAAGATTTAGGCGACGATTGGGCTAAACAAGTAAAAGAGTTTAGAGAGAATAGAGCAATTCTATTAAAGACTAAAAATCCACAAACACCTGCAAAGTTAAGTTTGTTAAAACAAGCTATGCAACATACTGAAATCAATGCTTTCTTTGAGATATTAGTTCAAGAGATGTATGATATTGTTGCATGTCCTAAAACAAGCGGTGGTGTAACAAGCGGTGGAGATACGGGACAAGCAAGAATTTTAGGTAATGGTTGGGAATCTGCACAAAATCAAGCCCAAGTTGATATTTCCTATGTAATTCAATATGAATATGAGTTATTAAAGAAACAATTAGCTATATGTAAAGAATATACTACTTATTTTGAAAATTTATATGCTAGTGATATTGATATTAAGTATTCTATTAACATGAGTAATAATATCTTAACTAAAACACAAGCATTACAGAATTTATATGGTATGCACATTCCTTATGAGGACGCACTTAACATTACTGGTGTTACAAATGATTCTCATGGATTGGCTGAAAAGTGGGCTAAAAATGATGAAGCCCAAAAAACTATTGCTATGAAAATGCAAACTAAAAATTTAGGAGAAAATCAAAGCAATAACAAACAAGATTCTAACGCTAAAGATACTAGCGAAGAATAAATAAAAATGGACTAGAGAAAGTCGGTAAACACGCAAATAGTTAGAGAAAACTTTAAAACGCAAGAAAGGAAAATTAAACATGAAGGATTTAGAAAAAGAGAGAAAAGAATATTTAACTAAAAAACTGCCATTGAAGTTGGATATTCAAATGTTTGCAGAAGGCGACGACGGAAAAGGTGGAGATGATCCAAATCCACAACCAAAGACGTATTCCGAAGAAGAATACAAGAAAATGAAAGACGCTTTTGACAAGGCTTCATCTGAATTAGCCGAAGCAAAGAAAAGGGAAAAGGCTAAAATGAGTGAGGAAGAAAAGAAGAAAGCTGAATTAGAAGAAAAGGACAAGAAGTTTTCTGACATGGAAAAGGAATTGACTATGTTGAAAATGGAAAAGACCTTATCAAAGACCTTTGATGAAAAGACTACAAAAGAAGTTTCTGAAGCTATCGTAACAAGCGATACAGAAAAATTAGTTGACTTAATTTTTAAATCACAAGAAGAATTTAGAAAAAGAGTAATGGAGGAAGCAAAAGCAGAATTTTCAAAGAAGGGTAAGATTCCAGGCGCAAGTGATAGCGGAAGCGACGGAGATAATTCAAAAATCGCAGAGTTAGCAAAAAAGAAATCTGCAAAAGTAGAAAGCAAAACTGACGCGTGGGATAAATTTAAAAATAGATAATAAAGAAAAGGAGATATAAAAAATATGTATAAGAATTTTTTAGCAAGTAAAGTTGGTTTAAGAAAAGAAACTGCAACTTTAACTTCTCTAACTTATGCTTCTGACAATGTAATTGCAGAGGGTTTAGTAGTACAGTTAGCAGATGAAAGATATGGAGTTGTATTTGATGAAAAAGATACAACTGGCAAGGCATCTGTTGTTGTTGGCGTTGTTACAGCAGGACATGTATTAAATGATAAAGTTGATTTTGGTGCATTAACAAAAGCAACAGTAATCGAAGCATGTGTTGCACAAGGTTTATTCTTTGAAGATTACAAGTCAGCAAAGTATCCAGCAGATGATGATGGAGAAATGGAAGATTATGTAGTTGAATAATCAATTATAAGAAAATAATATAAAGGAGAAAAAAATATGGATATTTTAAAGTATTTAGCAAGAGAAAACCTAGATGAGTTTTCAAGAAACTATAATTATGATACTGACTTTTTAGGAGATGTCTTATATCCAAAGACAAAGACTAAAAATTTAGCTGTTAAAGTTAAGCAATTACTAAAGAATGGTACTTTACCTGCAATCGCTAAATTTAGCGCTTTTGACGCAGAAGCACCTATCGGAAGCAGAGAAAAGTTCGAAGAAAAGGATTATGAGAAACTTTTAATTAAGGAAAAGATCCAAGTAGGCGAGTTAGACCTTTATTTAAAAGGTTTATCTGATGATGAAATCATTGATTATCTATATGATGATATGTCTATCGAAACTCAAAGAGTGTTAGCAAGAGCAGAGTTAGCAAATATGCAAGTATTGTCAACAGGTGCTTTAACAATTAACGAAAATGGTTTCAACGGACAAATTGATTACGGTTATGATTCTAACCACAATTTATCATTCACAGGTTGGAATCTTCCAACACACTCCATTTTAGGAGATTTACAGAATGTTATTGACACTGCAAATGCAGAAGGAAAAGAGATTCGTAGAGCAGTTACATCTTCAAAGATGATTAACTATATGGTTAAGAATGAGGAAATCGTATTAGCATTAAACTCTATTAACCTAATGGCAACAAAGAAGAATGTATTAAACTTCATTCTTGAATCTTATGGAATTGATTTTGTTGCAAATGACAAGTTATATAAGGTTGAAGGTGGAGATGTTGCAACTCATAGATTCTTCCCAGAAGATAAAATTGCTTTCTTTGGTGGAGAACAATTTGGTGTTGGTTTATTAGCACCTACACCAGCAGAAATGGCAGAAGTTAAGGCTATGGGCGAAGTAGATGAAAGACAATTTGTTTACTTAAACGCATGGACTACAAATGATCCAACTGCAACATGGACTATGGGTAGTATGGTTTACTTACCATTACCACTTGACATTGATAGTTTATTTATCGCAACTCATACAGAATCCGAAGGCGAATAATTAAATAATTTGAAAGTTTAAGGAACACTTGAATAAAGGATTTAATTCCTTAAAGGGTGTTCCTTTTTCTTAAAAAAGGAGTGATATTAAATGTATTATGATAAAGATAAATGTATTACATACTTTCATAACAAATATGAT